CCCACATCGATAATGTGCCACATACATTCCTGAATTTACATAGGGGTTTTCCCTAATTTACGCAACTTTTTTATCATGCTAGGCTACTCGTATGAACATCGAACAAATTGAACAAACTTGTGCAGAAACATTGCTTGATTACGCAATCACAATGGCTAATGCTTATGTAACCGAACCAGAGGACTTCAATGCCGCAGTTGTAGCTTTACTCTGCAGAACACTAGAAAACCACATAAACCGCCCCATCAACATCCAGGAACTTTACCAATGACCCAAGAAGCAGTTATCAGAGCATTACAAAATGGCCCACTTACGTCCTATCAAATAGAAGATTTAACAGGCATACCCAGACTATCCATTGCAGCTTGTTGCACAAAAATGAGCTACAAGAAGAAACTAAAAATTGGCAAAATCAAGATGGGTAGGTCTTGGGTTTCTCAGTACACCCTAGCGCCACATATGATTGAGGCTGAAAAGGTTGAAGAGCCTCGTGACTTTCTGAACCCGTTTGACATCAGGAACGCAAAAGGCATCTTTTCTAAGGCTGAGTATGCTTCTATGAACGCACAGGCTGTTCGTTTGTTTGGCAGAAAACCAACAAACGAAATTACCAACAATCAATTTATTTGATACAATGTTTTGAAACACGGCTAGATGCGAAGTCATGAGCGCATTGAAAAGGGTTCCCACTTTTTCCCCTGCCGAGGTTTCTTTCTTTTTAAGTGGCTTTTAAAGTGGAAAAAATTATGCTTTTACAGCCAAAAAACTGGGCCGTCTTTCAACATTACAAAGACAGATGCCCTCCTTGGATAAAACTTCATCGTGATCTGTTAAACGACAGGGCTTATATGCGCTTGCCTATTGCAAGCAAAGCGATAGCACCAATGCTTTGGTTGCTTGCAAGCGAGTCAAAAGATGGTGTTTTTGATGGCTCACTAGATGAGCTAGTCTTTCGTCTACACATCACGCCAAAAGAATATCAAGATGGAGTTAAGCCATTGATTGATAACGACTTTTTTAATGTTGTTAGCGGAGTGATAGCAGAGTGCAAGCAAGTTGCTATCCCAGAGACAGAGGGAGAGACAGAGACAAAGAGAGAAAAGAAGGCAACTAGCGTTGCAACACCTATCGGTGTTTCTGATTCTGTTTGGCAGGAATTTAAATCTTTGAGGAAAGCCAAAAAAGCACCGATAACCCAAAGAGCCATTGATGCCATCACAAGTGAGGCAAACAAAGCAGGTTGGACTTTAGAGAAAGCATTGGAGGAATGTGTTGTTCGTGGTTGGCAAGCATTTAAAGCAGATTGGGTTGCGACAAAAGCCAACCCTGCCGACATTGGCAGGATCACAGTTCCACCATCAAATGAGCCTGATCCTCAATTGTTAAAGATTATGGCTGATGCAAAGAATGCAGCACCTATGCCTGATTTTGTTCGTCAATTTGCTAAACAAGTGAAAGGTAATGTATGAAATTCCTTAAATCACAACCTATTGAATTTTTTGTAGCAAAAGATGGTTTTTTGGTTTTCCAAAATTATGGGATACAAATAATTTTAAACCCAGAGCAAAGCAAGATTCTTCAACAACAATTGCCTGAGTTGATTGAGTTACAAAACAAGATTTGGACTGGTATTGATGAGGAAGAAGAATGAACTATTTTGAAGCCATGAGATTGCTAGACAGGGTTAAGGAAGGTGTTCCAATCCCTTTACGCCTCATTTGTGAAGCGTTAATCCTAACTGGCGACTTGGATGAGTAGGGTATATACCAATGGTATACAGCAGAAAAAACATATCCAATGAAGGAGACAGAGTTGTTCTGGAGAAAGCCGAGGCAAGGGAAATATACCGAACTTGGCAATCAAACAGAGATAACGATTTTGTTCGTGCCAGGCTTGAGCGTTGCGAAAAGGTCTATGGATCAGGCGCAAGAGATCGAGTCAGGACCTATATGTCAAGAATGAAAGAAGGACAAATTGAATGAGTTGGCTTTATTCGCAGGCGCTGGTGGAGGAATACTTGGGGGACAACTTCTTGGATGGAGAACAGTCTGTGCCGTTGAATGGGAGCCATACGCAGCTTGCGTACTTGCCGCCAGACAAAATGACGGCCTTCTCCCGACTTTCCCGATTTGGGATGACGTTCAAACCTTTGACGGCAGACCTTGGAGAGGAGTTGCTCAAGTCATTTCGGGGGGATTTCCTTGTCAAGACATTTCCATTGCAGGAAAAGGAGATGGACTTGATGGAGAGCGATCAGGAATGTGGAAACAAATGGCGAGGATCATTTGCGAAGTGGGACCAGAGTACGTCTATGTGGAGAACTCACCAATGCTCGTTTCTAGGGGACTTGGAGCCGTTCTCGGAGACTTATCCTCAATGGGGTTTGATGCGAAATGGGGAATTGTGGGAGCAAAAGACGTTGGTGCAAACCACCAAAGGGACAGAATCTGGATTGTGGCTCACTCCAACAGTAATGGATGGACTGCCCGCAAGAAATCCAGAAGCCTTGGAGAGACAGTATCAGAACAACAGGAAGGGCAGGACAACCCACTCCACTCTGAGGGAGCAGGTAGTCTACCCGCCACCAAAGGAGATGTTTCCGACTCCATGCTCAACAGACTACAAGGGATCGGGTCAGGCAGGACAACTGAGAGACAGATTGGATTACGCTGCCGAAAGGGGAGCAACGAAGAACAAAACATTTATGGAGCCGACAGAACCTGGTGGTCAGTTGAACCCGACTTGGGTAGAGTGGCTAATGGGGTGGACGCTAGGGTGGACAGACTTAAAGCCATTGGCAATGGACAAGTCCCTCTCTGTGCCGCAACTGCATGGGGACTCCTAAAATGACATTCATGGTAACTTTTAAAGTAGACGCTGACCCTGTTGGTAAGCAAAGGGCAAGGTATGTCAAAAGGGGCAATTTTGTCAGTACCTACACCCCTGAGAAAACAAGAACCTATGAAGCTTTAATCAAAGAAGCTGCAATTGAGGCAATGGGTGCTTCCGAACCATTGGAAACTCCTGTTAGCCTGTATCTGTACATCAGAGTTCCTATCCCAAAATCTTGCACTAAAAAGCGCCTAGAAGACATTGCCAATGGATCGGAGAAGCCAACTAAAAAGCCTGATTCAAGCAACATTTTGAAAAGTGTAGAAGATGCAATGAATCAAGTTGTCTACAAAGACGATTGCCAAATCATCAATCATCACATTACGAAGGTCTATTCAAGTCTGCCAGGAGTTGATATATGCGTAAAAGAATGCTTAGATTAGGGTAAATCCCTATGTTCAACAACGTAAAAATATAGAAAATAAAGCTTTTAAACAGGAGTTAATCATGGAAAGCACTTGGGAATTTGACACAACTACAGGCGCAGGTAGCGAAGTAGTGACAGTTGTTTACGAGTATGAGTTTGATGGCGAGACAACATACAACGAATCAATCAAAGAAGTATGGTTTGAAGGACGCAACGTCATTGGCCTTTTCTCTGATGAACAGTTTAAAGAGATGGACATGGAAGCTGCTATGCGGTTCCAAAGCCACAAACTGAACTACAAAACAGAGGATGTATGACTCAACTTTTAAAAGCCTTTAGATGGCGAAAGCGTCAAGCCAACGAAGTAATAGAAAAAATCAGGAATGACACTCTTGAGGAAGTGGCTTTAGAGTTTGAGAAACTTAAAGCCTTTGGTGATACATCGCATAGTTTTGCCACTTTTGTAAGAGGCATGAAGGATTGCCCTCCATGTCATGGAAACTGTAACCAAGGCAGAACTTGCCCTGCTAGAACATGAAAAAAGAACTTTTAATCGGTTGCGGATCTAATCACATCAAGAAAATGGCAGTAGATGGAACGCCAACCTTTGATAACCTAACCACCTTGGACTACAACGCTGACCACAATCCTACTGTTGTGTGGGACTTGATGGTTCTGCCATTGCCATTTCCCGACAACGAGTTTGATGAAATCCATGCCTACCAAGTGCTAGAACATCTTGGGCAGCAAGGGGACTACAAACTATTCTTTGCACAGTTCTCAGAATTCTGGCGACTTCTTAAGCCAAATGGTCACTTTCTTGCGACTTGTCCATCAAGAAGTTCAGTTTGGGCATATGGCGATCCAAGCCATACAAGAATCATGCAGCTTGAGCAATTGGTGTTCTTATCCCAAGATGAGTACAAACGTCAGGTTGGCAGAACACCCATGTCCGACTTCAGGAATATCTACAAAGCAGACTTTAAAACTGTCTTCCAAGAAGAGGACGATGATATTAGGTTTGTGCTAAAAGCTATTAAGAATTGATTCTGTAGCATATAATTCAAGCCATGAAACAACGTGGCGGCTCAAGAAAGGGCGCTGGTCGCAAGAAGATCAGCGAACAAGGTAGGACTATCCGAGCAAGGGTAGCTCCTATCCATGAGCAAGCATTGACCTTGGCAGGGAATGGTTCCTTGTCCGAAGGAATAAGACGTTTAGCTGAGAAGCATTGGAGATTAATTCATGGAGAGCCAGACAAGCCCCGACAAAGCAATTCAGTATTTGATCGACACCGCACCCTTGTACGCCCAAGCGAAGTCAGAGC